TGACTGGTTTCGGTCAGTGGGAATATGAATTCAAAGGCAACCGTGCTGAATCTCAAGGTTCTTCCAAAGACAAAACCCGTCTTGCATTTGCAGGCCTGAAATTTGGTGATTACGGCTCAATCGATTACGGCCGTAACTACGGTGTAGCATACGACATCGGTGCGTGGACTGACGTCCTGCCAGAATTCGGTGGTGATACCTGGACCCAAACAGATGTGTTCATGACTGGTCGCACTACTGGTGTTGCAACTTATCGTAACAACGACTTCTTTGGTCTGGTCGATGGCCTGAACTTTGCTGCTCAGTATCAGGGTAAAAATGACCGCACTGACGTAACTGAAGCCAATGGTGATGGTTTCGGTTTCTCCACTACTTATGAGTATGAAGGATTCGGCGTGGGTGCAACCTATGCTAAATCAGATCGCACTGACGGTCAGGTCGCCTATGGTAAGAGCAAATTCAATGCCTCCGGCAAAAATGCGGAAGTATGGGCTGCAGGCCTGAAATATGATGCGAACAATATCTATCTGGCTACCACATATTCTGAAACTCAGAATATGACCGTTTTTGGTAATAACCATATTGCAAACAAAGCACAAAACTTTGAAGCAGTAGCACAATATCAGTTTGACTTCGGTCTGCGACCATCTGTTGCTTACCTTCAGTCAAAAGGTAAAGACCTTGGTGTTCATGGTGACCGAGACTTAGTCAAGTATGTCGATGTCGGTGCTACTTACTACTTTAATAAAAACATGTCCACTTTTGTTGATTACAAAATCAACTTAATTGACGATAGTAAGTTTACCAAAACAGCTGGTATTGATACCGACGACATCGTCGCTGTAGGTCTGGTTTATCAGTTCTAATCTGACTTACGAAAAAGATATGTTGCGGGAGGCTTTGCCTCCGCAACATATAAGTGGAGCCCTCAAGCCACTTCCTTTAGAAGCACTACCTTGCTTCTTACTATATAAACCTTCTGTTATATATTACCCTTTATTTTGGGGGCGTTTCCACGCCCCATTTTTAATAACTTTTAGTAAACAATTGCATATCAATTAGAATTATTAGCAACGATATCCATATCTAACCGGATATCTAATGCCATTAACATCCCTTCAATTATGCCCTCAGCCTTCTGTAACCTTTTCCCGATATAACCATCCGAGCAGCAATGCTTACTTGCCAGTGACATGAATGTCATACCACATACATAATAATCTACTAATAAATCGTGTAAATCGCTGTTGTTCTTTTTCAGACGGGCCATGCACCCGCAAATGATCATCGCGTCATCGTCACAACATTGCGGGCGAGATTTTACTTTTGAAGGAATTAATCCCTTAAAACCGGCGGCAACGGACGACCAGGTCACATCTTCATGATTATTAGCCGCCCACGCTCCCCAACGCTCAAGAACCATCTGAATATCACGCATCAACTTACTCCACAAAAATCAGACCAGAACGCCAATTACAAGCAAAAATCAACAAAACAGTATTAGTTGATTGTTATCTCTGACTTCATACTCCTGCTCCTGTCAGGGTTTTGGCGTAATTCTTCAGTATTCGGTAATCGGTCAAAACAGAACCAGGAAAACGATATAAGCGCAGGCGCACCCAGCGGCGGCGAAGACGCTCTGCCATATAAGACTCAAACATCATTCATCTCCCAGTTCAGTGATAGTCAGCTCCAGCTTCCCACCTTTGGTAACGGGCATCTTCACAACGCGGTAATCAACGACCTGAGCATCATCCAGCCAGAAACCTGCTTTGGTGAGTGCGTCAAAAGCGGCCTTTTGCAGATTATCAAGGTCACGGCGACGGCGATCCGGCATGTGGCACTCAATGCTGATTTTCACTGGCATAGCCAAGCCGATATCCAGCATTGCGTTTTTAATGATTCGGGCGACGTTATCGCAGTATGCCTGCCCCTCTGCGCTGACGTGCGTGCGCCCACGATTATGGCGGTAATAGCGATTATTGCTCGGAGGCCAGGGTAATGTGATGCTGTAGGTATTCACGCCTCAATAACCCCCTCTTTCAACCAGATAACCTGTGTTCTCGCCATACCTTCCAGCGCGCATTCTTTTGCATATCCAGCGTCAACAAAATGCGTGCGACGGTCGATTTCGTCGTGGCAGGCAGAACATGCAATGGTGGCAATCAGGTCTGGCGGTTTGATACCGGTACCGCACAATCCAGCCAGCCGGATATGTGCCAGTACTGACGTTTCAGGATTGCCATTACATACGCCAGGGATTCTTACCTGGCATTCCCGACCACGCGCTGCTTTTCTTAAATCAGCCATGATTCCTCCTTGCTGCCAGTCGCAACCATTTTTTATCAACCAGGCTGGCGGTATACCCGAGCAGTGTTGGTATTTCGGATGGCTTCAGCTCAGGTTTACGCTTACGACGATTTGGTACTTTGTAGATGTGTCCGTTCATGACACGAATAAGCGGTGTAGCCATTACGCCTCCTGCTTGTCGCGCAGCAGCTGGAACTCGCAGCTCTGCGGAATAGTCAGGTGGCAGCCAATATTCATCGCCCAGGCTTCAACCTTACACAGGAAGACATACATCTCTCCGGTATCAAGATCGGAGGTATGGCGTAACGACTGGATAGTAGTGATTTCGCCGGTTACGACATCAACCAGGTCCTTGGTTTCATAACCGAGGTATGTGTGTTTGAGAGCATCTTTTACCCATGCTGCGGTAGCGAACGATTTCCCCCTGCTGATGAGGTATTCACTGATTTCGCTGTACCACATATGGCTGAGTGCATTCTGGGAAAGACTGCGTTTCTCACGCCACGGTTTAAGCACCATGCGAAAGCATTTTCCGTCCTCCAGATAAGGCTGGATCTGCTGGCCGATAGCGATGAAGTTACCGCGATGCAGTTTGATGCCATCTTGTGGTAGGTTCACGCTTCACCTCCACAGAGGTCAGACGCTGGATGCAAAAAAACGCAGGTGCATTTCTGCATCTGTGAAGGGAGAAGAGAGTTTGGATTGTGTGTGCGCATAAACGTCCCCGTTTAGCGCAGAAGTCACCGGAGTTGTTCAGGCTCCGGTGATACAATTATGGCGAATTGATTATTCATAATCAAACAAGATAAGGTCTCAAACTTCATGCAAGCCAAGATTTATTTCTGACAGAATTATACAAAGAAGCTATTGGTCAGAATCTACTCGGACTGTAAAACATACGCATAACCTTAAGCTCTCACTTTAAGCATTGTTGAAATAATAGCCGTCAAGTACAACCTTAACCACGACTGGGATATTTCCCTGGCTACCACGAGTTGTACGGCTATTAAACTGCCGTTAAATTCAGTAAGAGAATTTCATCCGATAAGTCAAGGCATGTAAAACATGAAAATTAACAAGATATTATCATCTGCAACACTATTGTATGGTATGTCAATGGCCATGTCGGTCGGGAGTTGTGCAACACCTGTCCAGACTAATCTTCCTGGTTACACCCCGGGTGCAGATATCATTAGTGTTTCACCGACCAGAAACCAAGTCGATCTCATTGGTGATGTTGTTTATTCCCAGATAAAAGGAACTCGTTCTGTCAGACAGCTTCACATGTCAGTTCTTGTCCCGCGAACAAATGATTTAAAACCAGCCATTATTTATTATCCCGGCGGCGGATTCATGTCTTCTGAACATGACAAATTTATTGAAATGAGAATGGCTCTGGCAGAAGCTGGTTTTGTTGTGGCCGCTGTAGAATACAGAACAATTCCTGATACATTTCCAGCACCAGTTGAGGATGGAAAAGCTGCAATACGTTACCTGAGAGAGCATGCCAGCAATTATGGGATTGATCCTCAAAGAATCGGAGTTCTGGGTGACTCTGCCGGTGGATGGCTTGCTCAGATGATGGGAACTACAAATGGTGACAAAACCTTTGATAAAGGTGACTTTCTTCAGCAATCCTCAGATGTTCAGGCAGTTGCCACACTTTATGGGATTTCTGACTTGTTGAATATTGGCGAGGGGTTCCCTGAATCAGTGCAGGAGGTTCATCGCTCTCCTGCCGTAACCGAAGCCTTAATGATCAATGGCCCTGCATTCAGAAATTTTGCGGGAGCCCCCATCACAGCGTCAAAAGAAAAAGCGCTAAACGCCAGTCCAATCGGACATATGAAAGGAGTAAAACCCCCATTTCTTATTATGCATGGTAGCAAAGACACTCTGGTTTCACCTGAGCAAAGCGCCAAACTATTCAGGATGTTGAAGAAGAACGGCGATAACGCTGAGTACGTGCTGGTAGAAGGGGCCGAGCATGGCGATAAGACATGGTATCAGCCAATTATTATAAACAGAGTCGTTGAGTGGTTTACTAAAAACCTGGGAGCGCCTATAAAAACAGCTCCCCAACAACAAAACCCAAACGCTAACCTGTAAAAAGAGGGAGGGCTAAGCCCTCCCCATTCAATTTTGTTAACTATCCTTTTCAGGTAGTTTTACAACATAAGTCCTTATTGTTTTCTCATATGTATTTTTGCTATTCGTTATTTTGGCCTTAATCCAGTGATAACCACTTTCATAGGTGCTGAATTCCGAAGCTGCATTACCTGTCCAGTGTAACGTTACTGTAGCAGGCTCCATTTTGACCCGTTGAGAGTCTGGACTATCTTCACTACCAGCAGAAAACTCAACCGTACCAGATAATGGGTTTCCAAAATGATCGACAAATCGAGCATAAATACCTACTGGAGAGCCATCGTTTGTCTCATAACCAGGATCTTTTGTTAGAGTCAATACTCCATTTGCGTCATCAGCGTACAGGGAGAATGATTTCACCGCGCTAACATCACTGCCAAGTTCGTTTAAGGTCGCCGTTAATTTATACGAACCAACCGTTCGACCATGTACGCTTACCGTAGCCTGACCGTTCTCATCAGTCGTTACTGTGGTTTTATCAACCACCAACGCACCATATTTAGACGGCCCAGATGTCTTAACATTCAATGCTCGACCACTTAATGCTTCGCCTGACTTACTTTTCAACAGTAACGTAAATACCAGATTGTTGGTATCGCTCACTACAGCCGAAGATGCAGATGATGTGATCTCCAACACAGCCCCCTTCACATCCGTCACGGCATCAATATTCTGGCTTGCGGTTATGCGTTTCCCATCCAGAACATACTCGGCCTGAATTGTGTACTGGCCTGATTTCGATGCAGTGAACTGCGTTGTTGCCTGTCCATGAGCATCCAGTTGCAGATTACTACTGGTCAATGATGCTCCCGTCGATGGTGTAATCGTTAAATCCACCTCACCTGTAAACGCATTGTTATTCGCATCAACCAACTGAATGTTTACTGTTGCGTTTTCACTGCCATCGGCCACAATCTCCTGTTTTGATACACTCATAGTAAGTTCTGCAGAAGCAACATCGGGCACAAAAGTTAACTTAACGCTGCCAGATTCCACGCTATGGGAACCGTCAGTCACCCGTGCAGTCACCGTGTACTCACCAGCTTTCACCGTTGTAAGCGGAACAGAAACATGCCCTGTTGAATCAGTCACGATATTTGTTGGTACAGATAATCCTTCAGATGAGGTGATGAGCTGAATCTTTTGCCCATTGACCGACGCATTCGTATTTGTCAGCTGCACATCTAATACCGCTGCATCCTTACCATTAGCAGGAATATTGGAAATTAAACTACTGCTTTCAGGCGTCAGTGACAGTGAAGCTCCGGTCATATTTGATGCAAAGGTCACTGTTAACTCAGTAGACATCTGAGAACCAGCATGAGCTGTAATCACGTAAGACCCCGGAGTGGAGCTTATTAACGCAAAAATAGCATTACCATTTTCGTCAGTTGAAACAGCATGTTCACCACCAACTTGAGTTATCCCTGCTGGTAAAGACAATGTGACAGCATAACCAGGAACAACATTGCCGAAACGGTCCGCAAGGCTTACAGTTACCATATTTCTCTGTTTTCCATCAGCCAATGCATTATTTTGGCTGGCTTCAAACTGAGAGAATGTAACCTGCTGCCGGTCCTCAATAAAGGTGATTTCTTTCTTAACACCTGAGAAATCATGACTATCAGATTTAACACCGATAGTAATCTTACCAGCTCGTTTTGAAGTTACTGTCGCGCTATAGACACCGTCTTTTTCCGTTACAGTCCCAAACTCGACTCCTTCTGCCTGGTTAAGAGCATAAAAGCTCAGAGTGTTATCACCAGTGATTGCATTTCCTTGTGAATCCTTCACTGCCAGTTGTAGATTGATATTGTAACCAACTACCTGTTCTGCTGGTGCAGCGGTTAAAACAGCACTGACCTCAGAATCAGGTTCTGTTGCTGCTGTTTGCTTAATACTGAGGGTAAATGTTTTTCCCTGAACTTTTGCAGTTACACGTACCGTCCCAGCCTGCGAACCAGCAGCCAGAACAGAGCGATATACACCAGCAGAGATTTCCTCTACCGCGCCTAATGACGGAGCAGTTACCGTTTCACGCTGTCGAGCACTATTGCTATCCGCAGTAAATTCCACAGACATTTCAATGTTATCAGCCAGTCCGGTTAATGCCTTACCGTTACTGTCTTTCAGGCTTAATACTATTGGATAAGTGGATTGACCATCAGCAGAGATCGTCGGAGACGAATCCCCATCCAGCGTAAAAGATGAATCCGCTGTCGATACATCACTATCAATAACGGCTGCCTGCTTAATATTCAGAGTAAAGGTTTTTCCCTGAACTTTTGCAGTTACACGTACCGTCCCAGCCTGCGAACCAGCAGCCAGAACAGAGCGATATACACCAGCAGAGATTTCCTCTACCGCGCCTAATGACGGAGCAGTTACCGTTTCACGCTGTCGAGCACTATTGCTATCCGCAGTAAATTCCACAGACATTTCAATGTTATCAGCCAGTCCGGTTAATGCCTTACCGTTACTGTCTTTCAGGCTTAATACTATTGGATAAGTGGATTGACCATCAGCAGAGATCGTCGGAGACGAATCCCCATCCAGCGTAAAAGATGAATCCGCTGTCGAGACACCACTATTATTAACGCTGATATTCATAACGGCATAGTTGGAAACATTGCCTCTGTTATCCTGGACTGTGGCTCCAACATTCCACGAATTTACACCTTCGCTTTTATAAGCCGGTAAAGTGATCTGCCATGATGTGCCATTTCCACTGATCTTGCCGCCAGCCGCAGTGAATGCACTATCATTCCACTGTACAGACTTGATACCACCACTAGCATTGTTGATTGTCAGTGTTACAGGGATGATTGATTCCCCCTCCCCCTGAACAGACTCTGGCAAACTGATTTTCAGTGCATGCTTCTTCTTGTACTCCAGAACAATGTTGTTATTTCGTTCAACAAAATCATAACGCCGATTCTGGACTTCTCGCATAACTGCAACATTATCGCTGCTAAGCTGTTCAGCCAGGGAAACGCCCGGGCGATAATTAAACTCAACACCGAAGGTTGTATCGTGAACGTTGCTCTGTCCTTGCTTATGCTGTGCAGAAAACTTAATCAGAGGAACTGGTGTATAAGAAATTCCCCCAGTAACTGCGTAAGGGTTTTCCTGAAGGTTATCGCTTCCAAATAACCCGACATTTTTACCATAATATTTTTCAAACTGAATAGATGCCCCTAATTGCGGATAAGCAGGTAGCCATCCTTCAGCAGAAAAATCCCAGCCATTTGCAGGTCTTTCCAGATAATCATCAATATCCCGACTGTTCTTCCAGTCAGATAGACCAAAATAGGTATTTACACCAAGCCTGAAATAATCCCTCCAGTACTCAACCCCAAAACCTGCACGAGAGTGACTGCGACTTAAATCGTAATCATAAAAAACATTCGCACCCAACATTGCGTTATCAGGAGTGAAATGACGAATCCCCAAACCAATATTGGTCTGATTTCGGTCATCAGTACGATGTAGTGATGTCTGACTGAATAACACATAATCCTGAGTATCCAGCCATGGATATAAAAAGTCGAATGATGAATCCTTCAAGGAAAAAGAATCATCGACATTAAGCTTGATGCGCGCATTGCCATATTGTTGCAACCAGTCGACGACCTCTTTTGTCGCCTGAGTTGATAAAGTATTTACAGCAAAACTACTTGCATTATTATTCGCCAGGCTCTGACCTGCACTTGCTGCAAATGAGGCCACTTTATTTGCATGCTCATCGCTGGCATAAGTTTGCGTAACATCTTTATTACCAGATGATGCAAAACTGTTTGCTGGGATCAAAGAAAGAGAAACTGGAGATAATATCTGGGTAACAATTACCGACCATGTAATCGCGCCAGATGCAGTTTTTTTTAACTTTTTATTCACAGTGGTCATAGTTCAATCAACGTTATGAATATAATGAAAAAAATAACTGGTATGACAAGAGGCGCGAAATATACAGATCGTTACAAAAAAATCAACTCAAAAATAAAATAAAATCTCTGCATAAACTTTATGGCTAAATGATTTCACAACAATGGAAGAGACACTTTGTTACTCACGCAATCAATCATTTCGGGCATAACAACTAGTCCTAGATTATATTCGCTAGGTATACTTTATTTTTAAGCTAATACTTTAGCTCTATTTCATCACTCCTTTCAGCCCGAACTTAGCTTTGATTTCTGCGATCTTCGCCAGCGCCTGAACACGATTTAGAGGTCTACCGCCCATGACAGGAAGTTGTTTTACTGGTTCAGGTATCGCCTCACCACGGTTAATTCGCGCGGTCATACAAGTCAGTTCATCGGCAGCCTTGCGCCGTAATTCCGTATCAGTAAGCGCATTGGCCCGCATATTCTGGTACAGGCTAGTAACCAGCCAGTAGTGCGCGTTTGATTTCCACGGATAAGACTCTGCATCCGGATACAGGCCACGCTTCCGGCAATACTCGTAAACCATATCAACCAGCTCGCTGGCGTTTGGCAGTCCGGCAATAACGGATGCTTCTTCACGGCACCATGCAACAAACTGCCCGGGTGATGGCAGGAATGGTCGATTCTGCCGACGGGCTACGCGCATTCCTGCGTTAACCTGTTCCATTGTGGTGATCCCGTTTTCCCGGAAAGCCAGCACCCACTGGCGGCGAATTTCGTTCAGTTCGTTCTGGTCCCGGTTAGCCAGGCTCGCCGGGAAAGTTGCCAGTAACTGGCTGAACACACCATTGATGATCTGCGCTACCTGTTGTACCTGCGGCTTTTCGTCGTACTGTTCCGGCATATTGTTGGCGATCCGACGCATCTGCTCACGGTCAAAGTTAACCATCTGTGCGGCGATGTTTTTCATAAATCCACCCCGTAAATCCAGTCAGTGTTTGTCAGGTCGAGTTTTGGTTTTCCGGCTGTCACGCCAGCCTGTTGTTTGTTACGGTTGATTTCGAGTTGGGTCCACTTGTCGCGAAGTTTGGCCGGGCTCAGCACGTTACCAGACCAAAAGTTGTCCTGGCATGCCCAGCGGAACAGTACACACATGTCGCGGTGGTTACGTCCGTCACGTTCACGCATCAGGCGGATATCGTTAGCCCACCCTGCAAATTCGGTTTTCTGGCTGATGGCGCGATGGTCTTCACCATGTCAAACATCCACTCTGCGGCGATCAGGTCTTCTGCTGTCCCCCACTTGCTGCCGCTCTGAATTGCAGCATCCGGTTTCACCACAGGAAGATCGTTTTCTGGCTGGTCAGAGGATTCGTCAGAATTCTCGGACGAAAAAGGTTTTATATTGTCTTTTGTTAGTTTGTCTTTTGTGTTTACCTGATTCGGGTAAACGCCTTTACCTGATTTGGGTAAACTTTTCTTACCTGATTCAGGTAAATTTACCTCTTTCAGGTAAACTTTATTTTTCTTACCTGATTCGGGTAATGTTGACCATTCACTGACCACATTATTAATGCCGATATTCCGCCCGCTCTGAATAAAAATCCCACGCTTTACCAGAACGCTTTTTGCAGCAGAACACTTGTGCGGCAATATCCCGGTCAATTCGGAAAGTTGCTCGTTGCTCACCCAATCCAGTCTTTTATTAAAGCCATATGTTTTGCGCATGACAGCCAGGAAGACCAGAAACTGGTGCTGTGTTAATCCGGCCAGCATCACAGCTTCCAGCAACTCATTTGCAATGCGCGTATAACCATCGTCGAGATCTGCCACGCGCCGCTCCTTTTGTGCCACATCCGGCACTGGAAAATTGAATATCTCAGCAGTGTTTTGTAGTGGTCAACAAAAACTGGCCACCGCTTTAGAGTTTTTCCAGTATCGGTTTTCCGATTCATTTGGTGGCAACCCACCGTTATATTCGTGCGGCCTGAGCGCGTTGTAATACCCAACGATATAGTCCGTTATTTCATGGGCAGCATCGCTGAAGTTCATGTAACCCGTCACCGGTATCCACTCGTTTTTCAGACTCCTGAAGAAGCGCTCCATCGGGCTGTTATCCCAGCAATTTCCTCGTCGACTCAGACTCTGTTTGATCTGGTAACGCCACAGTAACTGCCGGAACTGCCTGCTTGTATAGTGGCTGCCCTGGACGCCCTTCTAAGAGTCAAGCCGTTATCGGGATGCTGTTGAGCTGCCTGTTTTGATTACGCAGTAATGTATAAACTTCGCGTGAGATATAGCGCTTCAGGCAGCGTATTGCTTCCATTTTTGTATGCCCTTCCGCTACTCGTCTGGCGACATATTCCTTCGTTTTATCGTCAGTTCGCAAACGTCCGATGGCAATGATGTGAAGTGCACTATTTGCAGCACGATCTCCACCCCGGTTAAGTCGATAACGATTCGTTTTTCCTGAAGATACGGGAACAGGGCTGACACCACACAGTGCCGCAAAACCTGATTCTGATCTTAATCGTTGGGGATTGTCTCCTGCCGTGATCAGCAACTGCGAAGCGCTTTCGTATCCAATAGCATTACGTTTAATCAGTTCAGGCGCCAGCTCATCGACAATTGCCGCAATCATGACATCCAAATCAGCGATTTCGTCATGTAACTCGAGATAGCGTCGGGCAAGGGACTTTAATGAAATACGATAAACGTTGGTAACATTGCGGTATTCACTGGCATCAGGCCGCCAGGATCCCAGAGTCCTGATGAGCTGCATGCGCGTCATATTTCTGAGCTGTTCACGTAATTCATCCGGGGCAGAGATAATATTGGAATGGATAATCTGGAGAGCGACTCTGCGGGCTGATATTGCTGTTTTTCGGCAAGTTTTTAATACCCGCAGAGACTCAATCATGCCATTGCGCGTTTTGGGTGTGACGGTTCTTATTCGGGAGAATGCGGCGTGAGCGGCACATTCAGCATCAATCGTGTCACTTTTACCCCGTTTGCGTCGCTCCATCCGATCTGGCGCAGTCACCTCAAGAACGTCTAACCCGGCATTCTGTAAATAGCGAAGCAGACCTGATCCATAGGTGCCAGTACACTCAACACCAATTCGCTTTAATGCCCCAAACGAAGTCATCCATGCCAGCATCTGCCGGTAACCTTGCCGTATTGTGGAGAAAAACTGGGTCCCCAGAACTTTATTGTTCTGATCTACGACAGCGGCAACGTGCAGATCTTTATGTGTATCCACGCCACCCACAACAGCGGTTTCCGTAACTTTACCTGCCATAACAGAGCTCCTGTGAGGAAACAGAGTTGAATCTCCAGACAGATAACCCGGACAGGACAGTAACGAGACAAACCGTCAGGCCCTTCTTGAGTCACGCGCATCGGTGAGGAGACGCCTCGCATGAAGGCGCTTCCGGCAACCGACAGGTCCAGGGCAGGACACAAAGGGTCGATCGCTGTGTGAGTCAGGATGCGGGAAGGTCTTCACTGCATCAGTAATCACACCAGTCTGGTTAAACAGCAAACAGAGTGATGATAAAAACTGATACCGGCATTATTACTATCGCTGTGGAACATTACCCCGGCTGGTTTACTGCGGATTTCCTAGGCCATTTTCAGCGCTTTGATGGTCAGTCTGCTGTCCGGAGAGAACGACATTGCCCAACCTACCGGTTTCCTTGCAAACAGGTCGAGAACAACGGCAAGGTATGCCCAACGTTTCCCCGTCCAGATGTACGTCACGTCGCCGCACCATACCTGATTTGGCTCTGTCACTGCGAACTGCCGCCCAAGGTGATTCGGGATAGTGACATGTTCACGACCACCTCGTTTATAACGGTGCGCAGGCTGCTGGCAACTGACCAGTCCCAGTTCTTTCATGAGCCTGCCGGCAAGCCAGCGCCCCATTCTGAAGCCTCTCAGGGTTGCCATTGTGGCGATGCTTCTTGCCCCGGCAGAACCTGATGTTATGCAACTCAAGTACCTGACTGCGTAATACAGCCCGTCTGCCGTCTGGTTTTTCAGGACGGTTTTTCCAGTATCTGTAGCTGCTGCGATGAACCCCGAACACATGGCAGAGTGTGACCACAGGATAATGCGCTCTGAGTTTCCCGATTATCGAGAACTGTTCAGGGAGTCTGACATCAAGAGCGCGGTAGCCTTTTTTAATATTTCATTCTCCATTTCAATGCGTTGTAGCTTTTTCCTCAGCTCACGTATTTCGATTTGTTCTGGTGTTATCGGAGAGGCTTTTGGTGTTTTGCCCTGACGCTCATCACGCAGTTGTTTGACCCATCTTGTCATTGTGGAAAGGCCGATATCCATAGCTTTGGCGGCATCTGCCACCGTGTAGTTCTGGTCAACAACCAGTTGAGCGGATTCGCGTTTAAACTCTGCGCTGAAATTTCTTTTTTTCATTGGAGCACCTGTGTTGTTCTGAGGTGAGCATATCACCTCTGTTCAGGTGGCCAAATTCAGTGTGCCACTACACACCGGCAATGAAACAAGGTCGACTATGGCGAGTACGTGAGGACGCAGAGTTAGTTGGAGAATTAGTTACTCCTGTCATTAAGAAAAGTGATTCTATTATTCTACAAAGGATTTTAAGTAATGGCAGCCAGACCACGTAAGAATAATGTTTCAGTCCCGAACTTGTATCCGCTCTATAGCAGAAAAGTAAATAAAGTTTATTGGCGATATAAGCATCCAGTGACCGGGAAGTTTCATTCTTTGGGCACAAACGAAGCTGAAGCCATTGCTATTGCCACTGAGGCCAATACACGCCTAGCTGAGCAAAGAACCCGGCAGATTCTAGCTATCAGTGACAGGATCGCAACCAGCAAAGGAAAAGCAATCACAACGTCAACCTGGTTAGATCGCTATCAAGCAATCCAGGAAGACAGACTGAAAAGTGGCGATATAAAGCTCAACACCTATAAACAGAAAGCCAAACCAGTATCCTTGCTCAGGGAACGAGCAGGACTGAAGTTAATTTCAGCCGTTGATGTCAGGGATATAGCCCAGTTGCTTGACGAGTATATCGCCGCCGGACAGCCGAGAATGGCGCAAGTAGTTCGTTCCGTACTGATTGATGTTTTCAAAGAGGCGCAACACTACGGAGAAGTCCCCCTGGCTATAACCCGGCATTAGCCACCAAACAGCCCAGAAGAAAAATTACCCGACAACGGTTAAGTCTTGAAGAGTGGCAAAAAATCTTTGATATCGCTGATGCCAGTCATCGTTATATGGGGAATGCCATGCTGTTAGCACTGGTTACCGGCCAGAGGTTAGGTGATATCTCGCGTATGAAATTTAGCGATATTTGGGATGATCATCTCCATGTCATCCAGGAAAAAACCGGGAGCAAAATCGCCATCCCGCTTTCCCTGCGTCTCAATGCGATTAAATGGAGTTTGCGCGATGTAGTAGCCCGCTGCCGTGACTATGCTGTCAGCCCATACCTTGTACATTTTTTTCGTACTACCTCACAGGCTGAACGCGGCGCGCAGGTTAAAGCCAATACATTGACGATGAATTTCAGTAAAGCGAGGGATTTAGCAGGAATTAACTGGGGTGAAGGTTCTCCCGCAACATTTCATGAACAAAGGTCTTTATCAGAACGTTTGTATAAAGAACAGGGTTTAAATACACAAAAACTACTTGGTCATAAAACGCAACAGCAAACCGATCGTTATCATGATGATCGAGGTAAAGGATGGAGTAAAGTAGCGTTGTAA